TACATAATACGGCTATCGCTCTTCGGGGTAAGGATTGACTCCGCTTCCGTACAGAGTTGTAAAAGTTTTTCACGCATTAACTCCGTCATGCTGTTTCCCGGCACCTCTACATCGTCCAGAATCATTAGATCCGCACGACTTCCCGTTAACTGACCAGTAATACCAACACTCTTCACGGATGGAGCCTGATGAGGTGAACAATTTACGTCGAAGGAAATCCTTGACCATCTGCTGTCGTCGCTTTTTGGTTGTAATTGACTTAGCCATGGTGTGTCTATAATAAGTTTCTGTAAGAAGATTGACATATTGTCCGCTCTCTCCTTAGAAGCGGAAATTATCATGATTTTACGCTCTGCATCGTTAAACAATGTCCATAATACAAATGCACCCGTAATCCAGCTCTTACCTACACCACGGAAAGCTTGTATTTGTAGTCGCTTGGGTCCATGCTGTAGGTAGTCTGCTATCGCATATTGTGCTCTTGTAGGCGGTGGAAGATGTAATTCATGCCATAATGCCTGCAAAAACAGCTTAAAATCTTGTTGTAGTAGTACTAATCTGTTGTCCATTAGGGTTTAGGCATCTTTTTAAGGCTTTCAATTAAGCCAGTGTCGTCAAGTTCTTCAAATACTATTGTCAGTTGATCTAAACGACCTTTATATTTAGCTCTCATCTGTTTAGGTGTCAGGTTGCTATACAGTAAATCACGTGTATATCTAGCAAACTCAGGGGCAAAAATAATTTTTTGTTGGGGCTTGCTTAACCTGACAGACACATTTAACACTGGACCAAACACATCACGTATTCTTTGAGCCATAAGTATGTCATGTGCTATATCTGCTATCTGATCGTTAACAATCTTAGATGAATAACTCTTGCCAGAAAACTTAGATGTTAAAGCTGGTATCATACCATCCTTATCCATATGATGGAATAGATCAGCTAATTCATCAAAGTTCTCAATAGGGTCAGTAGATAGTGGTGACTTACCGACAGCTTGCTGAATTTGACGCATCATACGTTTAACTAATACTTCGCCTTCTTTTATTCTGTCTGCATACTCAGCTGCAACTTTTAATCTACCCGCTTCACCTGATTTAATAGCTTTTAAACGTGCTGGTGTAAAAAACTTAGTATAATGAGCAAACGCATCATTTGGTTTCTTATTGTTAAATGTGCCTATTACATCTCTAAAGTATTTTCCATGTAATATGGTGTGTGCTTCTTTCATTACTTCTGTTAAGTTACCCGCTTTAAGAATTTCCTCTTGTGTACCGAGTACCTGATTAGCTCCCGGGAAAACACCTTTCTTATAAAAGACTTCCATTAAATCATACCACTCTTTACTTTGCCATTTTAACCCATCGTATAAATAAGCTCCGATGTTTAAAGGTAGAATGTGATGTAATTCTAATTTATGTCCGGGTATATCATACATTTTAAAGAAATCTGCAAACTCACGTTCCATTACAGGTTGTAGTAATTGTTTAGTTGTGTTATAGTTACCACTTTTACCACTACTGTAACGTTTACCTATAGAACCAAAGAACTCAGTAACACGTCTATCTTTAGTTTTAAACCATTGTTCATAATCAAAAACTCCATTTCTAAGACCGGCTCTACCAAAAGTAATATTGGCTGCTTCACTAATACCAAAATCTTTTAAAGTAGGTATCAAGTCTGGGCGACCACCACTGACACGGCTATTCGCTTTAAGAAGATCTACATGATCTTGAGCTCTAGCTGCATCATCTGTTCCTAATCCCGCATCTCTTCGTTTTCTAAGTATATCTAGAGCGTTCTTGTTTTGAGCACCTTCTCGAAATTCATCTAAATCATCAAATTCTATTTTATGAAGTAAGCCTTGCTCCATTAATACGTCATCTGCTGACTTACCTGTAATTTTACCAACTGATTCTGCATTTTTAACCATAAGGTCATAGTCAGCGTCGGTAATTCGTTTTGTACCTCGACTAATACTATTAGCTTCTTCAATAATTCTTTTAGGTATTTTAGCTTTCTTAGCTTTTAAATACATCTTGATAGCTTTACTACCACCACCAATAACTCGACGTGGTATATAACCGAGACCGAGTGTAATTAAGTCAAGACTATCAGGTACAAGCATTTCACCAGCTAGTGCGGCTACCATATGATCTTCTGATAGCCCACCAGTTAGTGCCTTGATTGCTGCTTGTCTTGTGCCATGTATACCGATTGCTTTATCTAGCTTTTCTGGTATTGATAATGCATACTTAAAGAAGTCACCTGTCTTAGCTGCAAATGACTTACTTTGATCGTAGTCCTGTCTGTACTGATTGTCAGGTTTTATATTAGTATTTAATAAATAATCTGTTTCAGCATCATATAGGATTTTAGGTTGTTTCTGTTCAATCATTTGTAACTCTTAGGTATAACAATACCAGTACGCTCAGTAAAAGCTTTGTTTACGTCTACCGCTTCTTCTTTAGGTTCAACTTTAGCTTCCTCTTCTTCTTTTACTGCTTGCTCGTACTGATAGTATGTCATGTTTCGACCAAATCTATTCATCGCATCAGGATGATTAAATTTCTTTTTCTTATCTTCTATTTCTTTTAGCTTTCTTTCTTCAGATATTCTAAGAGATAAAGCATCAGTGATATCTCCTATAACTTCTGCATCTACCTCTTGTAAACCTTTTATCTGTCTAGTTCTAGCTTCTGTATAAGGTTCTAACACACTAGGAAAGTCAAGCTGTAATATAGGCTTGACATATTTATTGTATGCCTCTAGTGAGTTTCTTCTTAAATAAAATATTCTAGGGTTTTCTACTTCTCCTTTATCGTTAAGAAAGACTTGTTTACCGTCTTTAAAGTAGACACCCGGTTTAAATCGTTCAGCCATAGCGTATGTGTGTTGAAATAAGTTTCTCTCTGTCTGGCTTATGACCAAACGTAGCTCTCATCCAGTTGAGCCATTCTCTACTACCTTTTTCCTGATTGCATCGTCGACACGAGGGTACAACATTCGTCGTAATATCTCTACCACCTTTGCATTTTGGGCGTACGTGGTCGATAGTGAGGTTGTGTAATTCATGAAATTCTCCGCAATAAACACATTGACAATTAAAGTGCTCTTTGATAGCCCTTCTCCAGAGCCGTTTTGATTCTGAACTTGTCATGGTTATTAAGTTGTGTAAATAGTAATCAGGGTTTGGTAGTAATGGGGTCATCGTTTAATTTTAAGTCTGCTTCTTCTGTTAATAGATGGTTTTTGTTTTCTGCCACGGGTTTTACTACCCTTATAATGGGCGGCATCCAACCCGTCACGGTTGCCATATGTACCAAGTTTTCTATTAAGTTTGTTTGCATTGACTCTAATTTCTAGACCTTTTTTAGTTTTGTTGTATCTGCGTTGCTGCTTACGCCTTCGAGCGGCAGCCTTTGGATTCTTCTTGTAATACTTAGAAGTTTTGCTTGCCATATACTTTCCTCTTTACGAGAGCTGGGTCAACTGTAGGTAGAAGTTTGTTTAGCTTATCTAAAGGACTACCATCAAAAGCTACACCTGTGATGTCGTTGGTTTTTAGCCAATCGCAAGCTGCTTTTAAATCTTGTGTAGTCGCTTCTCCGCTTCTTATTCTACGTAGAAA